AATGACTTTGTAATTTTCCAACCAGTTACTAAACCTAAATCTATGTCTATAGGTAATTGCTCATATTCATAGCTATATTCATTTAAACCGTAGTGATAAGGCATTACATTAGCCCAACTTAAAAACCAAAAGTCATTACTGTACTTATAGTAAGACATTCCAAGCACAGCAGAAAGCTCATAAACGTTACCTAACGCATTTATTTCATTTCTGTTATACTCTGCTATAGCTGAACCAAAATAATGCTTAAAAAACTCATCATTTGACGTTGCTAATAATTGACCATTTTTAAACCAATGAAATCTACCGTTAACAAATTGACTAGAATAGCCAAAATCTTCTGCTAAATCAAAAAAACTTTGTTCTCCACTTTCCCAAGTGTCAGCTATAGGGTTATAACCATAAACAGGGTGACTTCTACCTACTACACCAATAGTAAAGTCCCACCTACCTTTATTTATTCTGTGCCTAGTGTCAAATGATGTAAATTGTAAATCTCTAGCTTCATCATTTTTTATTTGTATTTTTGTTACTCCATTGTGTCCTAAATATCTAATCCAAAAATCTTGATTAGTAAATTTTTCAGACCTGTTGCGAATAAAAGAGTAATTAAGTAAATACTCCCACCCATTATTATTACCAATAGTAGTATAATCGCTAAAGCTTTGCTCATCACCATAGTACCAAGTTTTAACTTTTTGTTCAAAGTCAAACCTAGCAATTTTGCGTATTCCAATAGTAAAATTATAATCGTATGGGTTAATTTGTGTAGTTTCTTCATAACCTTTGTTTATTGCTCTAAAATCTTCATCTTCTACCATGCTAGTATTCATACTCAAAGACGTATAAAAAGTAGCGTATTTAAAAAACTGTGCTTGACAAGTTCCTAATCCTACTATGCAAATTATTAGTAAAGCGTATATATATTTTGATGTTTCCATTATGCCTTTACTATTTGATAAGTTACATAAACATTAGCAGACCAACCACCATTAAAGTTACCATTAGAAGATAATTTTAAAGGTAAATTTTGTATAGTAGCGTCATATAAAGCAAGTGAGTTAGATGTTCTAAAAAACGTCATATAAACATAGTCTGTTGTTCTACTAGCCATTATTCTACCTACTTGCCCCCAATAATTTGTACTGTCTGTAGGATCGAAGCTAACAAATATATTTTTGTTAGAAGATTCTGTTGCTGAAGCATAAGTACAATGTATTTGTACACTTAATGGTAAAATAAAATAACCACTACCTGGAGCTGCTACTAATTGTTTAAAAGTACCTGCACCACCTGAATTATCCATAGCTTGTAGTTCAGCGTTAGAAACTGTTATTTTATCAGTTTGTATAATATATTTAGAGTCTATTTTTTTACTTGTACCTGCACTACTACCTGTAGTATCAGACGTGTCTACAACCATTAATTTATCATCATTAGCTGTGTTTTCTGCAAGTGCTGTTTTGTCTGTTAGTCTTTGTCCTGCCATTTTTCTTTAAATAGGTTTTTAATTTTGTTATGTTTTTTTGTCTTTCTTTGACTTTTTGTTTAGTTATCATTTTAACAACATATAGTTATATCCGCACCTTGTAAAAAAGATTTTGTTTTATTGCTTAAAGGTGCTGTATCTAAATTTAATCCTGCATAATATGTTTGTGCATTTGGTACTACATCACCTTCATTAGTTTGATTAGTAGAATATTCTGGAAAATTAGCTGTATTACCTGTTAAATAATCTATTAATCTTTTTCTATAAAATTCTCCTTGGTCAATACTAGCATTTATAAGAGGTTTTAATTCGTCATGGCTTACAGTACCACCCTGCTCACTTGACATTGTTACAATACTATTATTAACCATTCTTAAACGCAAAAACGGAAGTACAGTAGCAAAAGCAAACTGCACTAAAGCAGGTTGTATATATTTTTGTAAAAGCGTTAAATAATTACCAGTTAAACTACCACCCTGAATATCTGAAATTAATTTATCTTGCAAGTCAGTACCTAAAACAGGTAATATATATCTATCTTGTGCCATTAGTATATATGGTAATAGTAAATTATCATCTACTGAACCACCTAAAGCACTATCTTTTTTTAGTCTATTTGTACTTATAAATAATGTATGTTGTACTGCCATATTTTAAATTATTTTGCTCCTGGGTATGCTCCTTGATTAGGCATATTTACAGGTGCTATTTTACTTTCTTTTATTCCTCTAGGGTTTCTAACATAACTTTTTGGTATGCTATTAACTTTATTATAGTCATTGTCTAAGCTTTGACCGTTTTTTAATTCTGTTCCTGCTTTTAGTCTATATAATATCTCTTTCCATTTATGTCTACAGTATATACCACCCTTAAATTTAAACAAATCGTACTTTCTACCTTTATGTCCTAATTGTTTGTTAACTCCTGCTTGACTTGCTTTATCAATATCTTCTATTCTCCAAACAAAACCACCTCTACTTAACCTCATCATATTCTCACAAAATGGTCTAGATTTATTGCCTGTTTTTTTAGCCTTTGTCGATCCTACTGCATACTTAAACCTAACTCTATATATAGACTTGTCTAAATAACTAAACTTGTCCTCATTAGATTTTATTTCATTTACTGCAAAATTCTCTTTTTTTTGTATCAATCTATTTGCCCAATCTTCATAGCTTTCATCACTACCATAATCTCTTTCTTCTACAATTTCCCATTCTTCGCTATTTATTTTTTGACCTTCTAAATTTTCTATTATACTATTGTAACTTTCGTCAGATAGTTCAGTTAATTCTTCAACATTTTCTATTTCTTGGACTTTTTTTTTTGCCCAACTTTGCCCTGCGTCACCACCCCACAATGCCCAAGCTATTCTACCTGCTGACGGATACCCCTCTTCACCTGGACTAAAACCCTCTGCTTTTTTATCTACTTCGTGTCTTGCAAAAAAACTATTCATTCTTTTAATCGTGTCTAAACTTAAATTTTGACCGTTAACTATTGACCTAGCACGAGCAACAGCAACCAAAGTCCCCCCTCTACCATACTCCTTACGCATTTCTAAACCCATTTTTGCCTCTTCTACCATACCCTTAGTAGGTTTAGTATCTATATCATCTAATGATTTAAATTCTTTTTTTATTGGCTCATCATTGCCTGTATCTATTCCCTCTTTCTCTTGTTCATCTTCGTTTAATTTACCTACATTACTAATATCAATAAAATCAGCAGGTTTAAGCGTTTTAAAGTATAAATCAAGTTCTATACCGTTAGCGTGTAATATTGGCTCTAAACCTTCTAAAAGCGTATTTTGAAATGGTTTAATAACTGTATTGTTAAATAAGCTGTAACTATCTCTAAGTTCATCTGCATTATTACCAAAACCACTACCGTCACCTTTTACACCAAATAATAAAGGACTTGTAACTCTATGTCCTGTTAAAACTTTTCTTGTAGTTTCTTGTGATAAAAATTGGTAACTATCGCTATTGTCATTAGCATTTATTGGCACTATTTCAGGTGCAGTATCTTTACCGTCATTAAAAGTTAATAGTATTTTACCTGCATTACCACTACCACCAAATTTAGCGTTTATTTGACGTTCTATAGTTCTTCTTTCTTCTCTTGTCGGTATTCCGTTAGCCATATTTATAGCCATGCTTGGAAACATACCTGATTTTATATTAGATAAGTGAAACTGTGCTATTTCCATATCTAATTGTATATAGCTTGTAGAACCTTGATAGTCAGGTGTAGCATAATAATAAGAACCAGGAGAGTAATCTTTTATACATAATACTTGATTAGCGTCTGACCTATCTTTTAAGTCAAATGCTTTATAGTACCTAGGCTTGTGCTTTCTAGTGTTTTCCCAATCTGCACTATAGTAATATTCATTTACTTTACCATAAGCGTCAGCTTTACCGCTTCTTATATATTGTGCAGGTATATGTCTAACTTCTACTATTTTTGTTCTTGGTCTATTCCATATTGTGTTTACATAGCACATTCCAAATAATTTAAGGTCAAATGCTAAACATTTTAACGTATCTTTTGGTGAATTGTGTAGTAAACTACTTAAAGCTAACCAACTCTCTTTTTTAGCGTCACTTTCTTGTCTATCTGTAGCGTCTAAACCCTCACCATATATCATACTACTAACACCTTTTATAATAGCGTTGTTTATACTACTACCATTGTATAATTCTAACAAGTATTGAGGATATAAATTATCAGAACCAAATTGTATATAGTCTTTGTTATTAGTTTCTGTAATTGTAGGCAGGTTATATTCTGCTAAATGTATTACTGATATATTGTCTTTTTTTTTCATTTTAATTTCCTTTGTCTGGCACCCATGTTTGTACACCATATTGTACGTTAGTTTGTATGTCTATAATTTGGTCTGAACCTGCAGCACCCTGTACAGGTAAACCACCCTCATTTCCTCTATCATCAGTACTTACAAAACTCCCTGTATTTTTTGCAGATAAATCATTTTTATTGTATTCTGTATAATAACTTATAGGATTGTCTGTTTCTATACTAGAAAAAGTTTCATCTACTGTTACATTTAAAACTATATCTATACCATTAATTACTCTACCGTTAATTATGTTTGTGTCATTTCTAACATCTTGAGCACCATATGTTAAGGTTATATCATATGTTTCATTAACAGGTGCAACTAAACTTCCTATTTTTCTGGCATTATATATATCATAAGTTGTAATATTTGAGCTTGTAGGATAATAAAAATGCAACTTTAATTCCCAATATCTGCTATTATGTTTATAAGTTGGTCTAAATGTACCATTTGAAACAGTACCTATTGCACAAACACCTCTAATCCAATTTGTTTTTCTACCTCTAATATACATTAAAATAGTTTTATTGTCTACACTACCTAAAGTTCCTGAATCAATAAGAGAATCACTTTCTATAGCCGAACTAATGTTTTCATAAAAAAACACAGATTGTAATTCTGTCATTCCACTAGTATAATGTAAATTATAAGTAGCCATTATTTTATTTCTTTATAAACTTTTTTTAAATATTCATTTTCTATAGCTCCTTTTTCTTCATCAGAATTAGCTTTTTCTAATTTTTCAAAAAACTCTTTTTCAAGTTCCTTATCTATATCTACGTTAAAATGTTTAGTCCCCATTATTACCTCCTATAAAATCTAAATCATCTTGTATTTTAACTTCTTTTGTTTTTACTTTCTTCTTTGATTTAGATGAATTAGTAAAATACTTTTCTTTAATATTGTCACTTAAATTATTTACTTGATGAGGTTTTAGCTCACCAAATGATAAGTTCATATTCAAGGGTTTGTAGTCTTTGTATTCGTCTTTAACTTTCCAAGCCATAATATAGTTTATTATAAATATAAAAGTCATTATATTGTTCACAACTTGTATATTTTATTAAAGTTTTTTTATATAATTATAATAATTGTAAAGTTTAGTTAATAAAAAAGGGTTACCGAATAGATAACCCTCTTTTAAATTGAGTAACGATTTATTAATTATCCAGTAGTGATAGTTAAATTTGCTTCATCAGTTAAACCGTCAAACGGATATTTAGC